ATGCTGGCGGAAAGGTTCCGGTCAGTCTCACTGAGCAAATATCCCCCTTTCATCGCTGTATGCGCGGCACAAGTCAGAAAAATCCCCGATGTGTCGCTCTGGCGGGAACTCCGGGTGAAAACGCATATTGCTCTGTTTACAAAAACCGTCCGTCCACATGCCGGGAATTCGCAATGTCCGGAGAAAATGGCATCGCGAATGAAGCATGCAACCGCGCCCGGGCAAAATACGGACTTCCGGAAATCTGAAAAATCATCCATATCAACAGGATGCACGAAAAATGAGATTTCCGTCACTTCCGGAATTAACTTTTCCGTGGCACTATTTACCCGGCATAATGAATATCTTCACAATAATGACATAATCAACGCAGTTCATGGGGGAGGTGATGGTCCCCCATCTTTTTGTCTGTTATTCCTGTGCCCAGCCAACCCTGTATGCCAGGATCTCATCCGCACTGCTCAGCGATTCCAGGTCCTTCTTCATGGTGCGCTGGCGAATGTGGATTTCCATCCCTTTAGTGAACATCGCCTGCTCTGCCGCTTCACTCAGCGCAAGAAGCTCTTCTGATGTCACCGGCACATCATTGTTTTCCGCATCCGTCCAGAAAAACGCCTCCGGCAGTTTCCCCGCTTTCGCTGCCGCCACCGATGGCTCAAGACGCGTCTGCGTTGACTTCCCGTAGTCCCATTTCCGGCCATTGTGCTCAAACGTGTAGTTCGCCGCCTCCATCGCATTACGCCACGCGTTTATTTCATCGCCCTTCATCCCGCGCGCTTTCTCCGCGGTCAGCAGATCCGTGATTTTCTCCCCGTCAAAGCCCCACCGCCCCGAGATATCAGCTTTGCGGTTTTCTTCCGTATCCGCCACCTCCGCAATACTCTGATTCGCTGGCCACAGCGCCTGTACGTCCCTGCTGATATCAGTGATAACCCCTGCACTGTTATAAACCACTTTCAGCGTATCCGGCGAAAACAAGGGCAGACACTCATACCAGTCCTGACCATCCTCTGATTTCAGGTACATCGCCCCCGGCACATCCGGATTTTCCGGCGTATACCAGATGAAGTTTTTAATATTTACCATCATTCCCCCGCTTATCGTTGCCCCGCATCTCTCCAGATCGGCATATTCTCCGGCCCCACACACCTCTCCATTCCTGCCGGGGCTGCACTGGCAGAAAAGACCTTATACACGGCACTCGCCACAACAACACAGTCTTCCGGCCAGCTTCCGGCAGCCTCATAAACCGAACGAAGCGAGGCCGGATAAAACGCATTATTTGATGGCGAAAAAAAATACTGTTCCATTCTCCCTCCTCAGTAGCCAATGGCCTCCCAGTAAAACAGCCCGTATGTGTCCTTACTGACCGTCAGTATTACCGACTTCAGCAACGGTTCTGAAAGGGCATACCCCGTGAAATTTCCCGGTGAACCTACCGGTGATACAATGACATTCAGCGCCGCTGACGGAAAAGCTATCGGGAAATAGATGGTATGTGTGTCTCCTTCACTGGTTGGCCGGACAACTTGTTTCTGCCCCCATTGCCGTATTCTTCCTGTTGCCTCATCCCGCTCCCATCCGTTCACATCCAGTTTCGCTGTTGAGGGGCGTCTGATGGAAGTGTAGTTAAACCGCCACTCATAGCTCTTTATACTGCCGCTGACCACGCAGGTGCAGTCCGTGCCATAAAACATATCCCAGGGCCGGTCATCACCTGCGTTGATCCGGACTATCGCATTCTCCCATGACCCCATCACTTCAATGGCGCATCCTCTCAGGGTGATTTTTTTCTTACCCAAATCAGTATCCACATCCGTGATCACACGGTTACTGTTGAGTAACCGCGTCGTGGTCATTACCCAGTAAGGCCCCTCAAAAGCACCCTGTGATTTCAGCCAGTTGATGAACTCTTCTGTCGTCCACTCCCCTTCTCCTGTTTTGAGATCACGCCCGTAAGCTCTTGCCACCCCAAGCTTACGAATAAACGCCTCCTTGTCGGCAATATCATCCAGGCTGGCAGACTTCCCTGCAGGACCCGCAGGCCCCTGCGGCCCCACGGGGCCCGTTGCACCTCGCTCACCTTGCGGCCCCCGCTCACCGGCAGGACCTGCCGGGCCGGGGTCACCTTTACCCCCTTTTTCCCCCTGTGGTCCTCTGGGGCCGGTAGCGCCCTGTGGACCAGCCGGACCTGTATCGCCTCTCTCCCCTGCCACACCCTGCAATCCTTGCGGCCCTCTCTCTCCGGCAGGTCCCCTCGGACCTGCCGGGCCCTGAGGCCCCGGCACCCCTCTGGGGCCAGTGTCACCTTTTGGTCCCGGAGGTCCTCCGGGATCTCCCGGCTCTCCTTTTTCGCCTCTGGCTCCGGTTTCGCCTCGCGGGCCCGCAGGACCAGCAGGCCCCTGAATACCTGCCTCTCCTTGCGGTCCCACGGGTCCGGTTTCACCCCGTGGCCCCTGTACCCCCTGTGGGCCTGCCTCACCACGCTCACCCTTTGGCCCCCGCTCGCCGGTATCGCCTTTTGGCCCGGGAATACCCTGTGGCCCGGTGTCTCCCTTATCCCCCTTCGGTCCCCGCGCATTCTCTGCCCGTTTCTTCGCTTCCTCTGCACTCGCCGCCGACGCTTCCGCACGTTTCAGGATTTCCGCGGCCACTGCTTCCAGCTCTGCAAGGGCTTTCGGGTAATACTGTGCGTCCTCCAGGTCCATCAGAAATTTATTCAGCGTTCCCGGTGCAGACTCCGCCTTCACCAGAATGTCACCCACATATGACGGCGCGTACCCTTCCGTGTTCAGCGTCACCCGGTACAGACCCGGCTCAACATCCATACTGTAACTGCCGGTTTCCCCCGGCTGACCATACGCCACCGTGGTGACAATCACCGTCTCCGTTGTGCGTCGCGCTTTCAGCTCTATCGTGCATCCCGGTACCGGCTTACCGGCCCCGTCCTTCAGCACACCCGATATTCTGACTGCCATGGATTTCCTCCATAAAAAAACCGCAGGACCGGTTTCCCGGCCTGCGGTAAAATTTGTGATTTATTGATGTTAAAAAGGTGCCATCCGGCTGATCACCCTCAGCAACCGGTCGGCGGGGAAGGTACACTCCCCCGCCACGGTTTCTTACCGCTTACACTGTAAGAACGCCGCAATCTCCGCGCCCGCTATCCGGAACCGGAACTCGCACAGTGAACTGTGGGTGATCCAGATAATGAGCACTACCGTGATACAAATCACGGTGGTTTTTAACGGTTTTTGCGACATAACGCTTGCTCCTTTTACGGAGAGGCGCTAACCTTCTTCTTGCTGAAGGAAGAACGTCAGGCCTCGGGTTAAACATGAATGTTTTGTCCGGGGCCTTTTCACATCCGGCCTTCAGGTGTTCCCTCCGGCCATCAGCCAAAGGCACCCGCGCATACTGTACGGTTTTTGTCTCCTTCCGGCAATCCCGGGGCGCGATGTTCAGCGGATACTGATCCCCGCGCTGTTTTTCTTCACCACTATCGCCTGAAGGTTACTGATTCGTGAACTGCCCCAACTGTCATTCTGACGCCGTGAGCTCACGGTAAAACTCAGGGTGATATGACCACCGCCAGCTGGCATATCGATGATCCCGCTGAAAATTCCCGGCTCTGCCACTGACCTGCCTGAATAAATCCGGCGTCCGTTCTGATCAACATGCAGGAAGCACTCTGTCCAGATGTCATTACTGGTGCGGGATTCCTGTTTTGACCCGACATAGATTATCGGCGGGATTATAATCTGCCGGTCAAAGCTGTGATCGTCATACACCGTCAGCGTTCGTGTACCGTTCGCAAGGTAACTACCATCCACCGGAAAAGCCACCCCTGCACATTTCACAAGATCACCAATAATGTTCTCCGCTTTCAGCGTGCCATTTATCGTACAGTTCTCCGCTATCACGACATTATTGAGCGTGCCCGAGTTCGCACTGATATGTCCGCTGATGTCAGCATTGCGGGCCGTCAGCCTGCCCTCCGGCGTCAGGGAGAACATCGGGGGATTGCCGGACGAGGTGATGCTCACTGCAAACAGTCGCTTCAGGAACACGTCGTTCATAAACAGCTGATTCCCCTGCGCCACAAACAGCGGCGTGGTGTTGCCGTTCTCCGGGTTAATCATCGCGATACGGTCCGCCTGCAGCAGTATATTGCTCAGGGGCTGGCCATCAGCATCCTCAATCCCCGCACCAATACCGGCAACATACGGAATGCCGTTTTTCGTTTTCTGCACCTTCAGCATGTACAGCGCTGCCAGCTCATCATTCGTGTCTGACTGGACCTGCTGTATCTGCTGTATGGTCGCGCTCTGGTCTTCCAGCTTTTTATCCGTGGTCGAGGTGATTTCACTCCCTTTGTCATCCACGTACTGGCGGACCTGCGCTATCTGCCTGGCGTTTTCCTCCGTGCTCTGGCTGACTGTCTGTGTGATTTCACTGCTCACCCGGTCCACCTGCTGACTCACCTGCGCGATGGCCAGCGTCTGGTCCTCATTCTTTTTCGCAACCAGCTGCGTGAGGCTGTTTTCCGCCTCCCCGATTTTTCGGGTCACTTCCGCAACATCCGTCTCCAGCCGCTGGCGGATGTCTTCTTCCAGTTGCGTGACCTCAGTACGCAGGGCTGACGCATCAATACGCTCTTTCAGTGCCTTCCCCAGCTGCGCCTCATCTATCAGCCCACGGAAAATTTCCAGATACCCTTCACCATCATTGCTGGCCTGCCCGCTGGCCTCCACAAACGCAGATTTCCCCACCAGGTTGACGCTGCGCACATAAAACCAGAAATCCTTCCCGGGCTTAATGTGCGGGCCGGAGACGCTCCACTGGCTGCCGGTACCCAGAAAACGGGCTGAGGTTTCCACCTGTGCCGTGTCCGTGATGCGTTTTTCTGAGAACCAGAATTCAGACTGTACCGTAGGGTCATACACCGCAGGATGCGGGACCACCGTTATCTGAAAATAGCCCGGCGTCAGTTCAATGCTGGCCGGTGCCGCCGGTGCATTAATCCGGAATGTGGTGGTGGCAGGTTCGCCCTGCTGGCCGTAGCTGTTTATCGCCCTGACCGTCAGGGTGTATTCCCCGAGCGGCAGGCCACTGAAACGGTGCTCCGTGTCCGCCGTGATGGCGCTGGTCACCAGGCGGCTGTTTTCACCGTTTCCGCTGGTCAGGCGCAGACTGAAGCGCACGCCCTTCACCACCCGCGGCGTGTCCCATTTCGCCAGCGCCAGATACTGGCCGTCTGAGGCACTCACCTCCACCGTGAGGTGCTGCACCGCTGGCGGGATGACGCTGTTCAGTGAGCCGGACATCGGCTCAAAGCGGGCTCCGTTATCCACAATGGCTTCTTTTTCCGGTACGTGCTGCACTGCCGTGATAGCAAAGGTGCCGTCCGTGTTTTCCCGGATGGAAACACAGCGGAACAGGCGACGACGCAGTGACGGCAGGGAGAGTCCCCACACACCGTATGTTGCCACGCCATCAGGCAGGACGCTGACCTGTATCCGGTCCGGGGCGGGGTGTGCAGTGATGTCCACGCGCACCGGCTTACCGCTGCCGTTAATCAGGTTCACCGTCGATGTCCCTGTCTCCGGCAGTGTCACCTCACGGTCCAGCGTCAGTGTGCGGCTGGCGGCATCAATGGACAGGATACGTCCGCCGGTCAGGGTCCCGGCATAGTCGTTATCACAAATTTCAATGATGTCACCGGGTGTGTGACGCAGCCCCTGTGACCCGAGCGTGAAATCCACCGTCTGCGTTTCCAGCAGTTCGGTCTTTATCACCCACAGTCCGGCACGGTGGGCCTGACCGCGGCTGGTACAGCCGAACGCATCCATCTTCAGCAGGTTGCGCCCGTAGCGCAGGATGGCGTCCGGGTCTTCCACCAGTTCCGTGGAAGTCTGCCAGCCGTTCTGCGGGTCGGTGTAATTCACCTCCACCGCCGTGTGCCGGTCCTTCAGGGCACTGAAGCTGTAGCGGAACCCCACGCCGTTATCATCCACCACCACATCGCTGTTGGTGTACGGCCACACCACATCCGACGGGCGGTCCTGAACGAACGTCAGCGTCTGGCCGTTCCATACCGGCATACAGCGCATCGCCGAGCAGAAATCCCCCAGGACATCCCAGACCTTACGCTGCTGTGACAGGTACGCATTGAAAGTCATCCGCGGCTCTGTGCCCCCGAAACCATCCGGGACCGTCTGGTCGCAGTACTGCCCGATGGCATACAGCGCCCACTTGTCCACATCCGCGGCCCCCAGGCGTTTTCCCATCCCGTAGCGCGGGTGGGTCAGCATGTCCCACAGGCACCAGGCCGGGTTATTGCTGTATGCCGGTTTCAGACTCCCGTCCCAGATACCGCTGTAGGTGCGTTTTTCCGGGTCATAGTTTGACGGCACCTGAATGATGCGGCCGCGGATATGGTAGTTCACCACCATCTGCTGGCCACCGAACTGCTCCGCATCCACCTGCAGCCCCACAATGGCCGTGTTCGGGTAGCACTGTTTCACATCGATGATTTCGGTGTATGACGACCACAGCGTTCTGTTCTGCAGCTGGTCCGTGGTGCTGTCCGCCGTCACCCTGACCATCCGGATGTTAAAGGGGCGCTCAGGGAGATTATTCAGAATCACCGACGTCAGGTACTGCGAGGTGGTCTTGCCGTTAATGGTGACATCCTTCTCCGTCACCCAGTTACCGTTACGCTCAAGCTGAATCAGCAGCCGGACAGAAGAGGGATTACGGTCACCCTTTGAGGTGGTCTCCACCAGTGACTGCACCCCGAAGGTGACCCGCAGACGGTCAATGTTCGCTGACGTGATGGTGCGCGTCACCGGCTTTGCCTTCGTCACCTCCACGCCCAGTGCGGTTTCCGCCCCGGAGGACTCAAAGCCTTCCGGCGGTGTCTGCTCCTGCTCCCCGGCACGCCAGACGGCGGTCACACCGTGTATCACGGGATTACCGTCCGTGTCCGTCAGCGGGGTTTTGTTCACCAGAATACTCTGCAGTCCCTTCACCGGGCCTTCCACCGGTCCCTCACCGATGGCATCAATCACGCTCATCATCTGCGTGGATTTGAGATTGTCCTTCGCCTCACGCGGTGTGTGCCCCTTGCCGCCCCCTTTACCCACTCTGTCCCCCTCTCCTGTCTGATGTCTGAATCTGTTTATGCCCAAAAACAACAGGCACCCCGGAGGGTGCCTGTGTCATGACGGAATAAAATTTCTGAAATTCTTCACATTTCTGCAAATTGCCTGTAGCCGCAATAATGACGCTGCGTTACTTTTTTGATGCCTGAAAAATAACTCCATAACGTTAATCTTCATCGTTTATTTCCCGCAGCTCCGCTAACTCTGCGGGATTTTTTTATCCCTTAAACCCGGCCTGATATTTTCTGTCCTCTGCCACCGATATCCCGCAGCCCCTTCCTGTGAATAAAAATTCTGAATTTATTCACATTTCTGCAAATTACCTGTGGCACTCATAATCACCATACGTTACAATTCGCCCGCTGATTACAGGCAATAATCAAAACTACTCCTTAAGGTGACTATTCGTTTCTCCCGTCAATATCCAGGTGTATTACGGGAGATTTTTTAATTCCCCCCTCAGTATCACGGACATTACTGACGCCACTCTGTCGCCAGAGACGAATGTACGGGATAAATAAAAACTCTGATTTTCTTCACATTTTCAGTCATTCTCCGTGGCAGAGTGCATTCCGGCAGGTTACAGTTTCTTCGGGTCAATAAAAATAAAACGCCAACAGGTTAGTCAACATCGTTCTCTTCCCGCAGCACGGAGTACTGCGGGATTTTTTTATCCCCTTAACCCGGCATGATGCCTTCTGTCCTCTGCCACCGATATCCGGCCCCTCCCTTCCCGTGAATAAAAATTCTGAGTTTATTCACATTTCCGCACACTGACTGTAGTGCTCATAATCACGCTGCGTTACAGTTCATCTGCCAGAATAATGAAAAATTCCTTAAAGTTAATCTTCGTATCTCTTCCCGCAGCTACAGAGCACTGCGGGATTTTTTTTATTTTCATCCCCGCCCGATAACCACCACTTTCCCGTCACCGCCCTCATCACGGGTGCTGATGTCCTGGGATATCCGTCGTGAACCAACCAGCATTTCACCGTAAGGCACCGGCACCGGATTACCCTGAGCAATCATGTTGTCCAGTGACGAAAAATACGTGTTCTGTCTGCCGTTATCCGTGCTTTTGTACTCCGGCATCTTTGCCTTCGGGGCCAGCATCTGGGCCACACCACCCAGTATCATGCTGGCACCCAGTGAGAACAGCATCGTGGTGGCAGTCAGCCCTCCGGCACTCAGGGCTGCGCCCCACAACGCCATCGTTGCACCGGCGGTGAAGAAAGAGCCCACGATGGCTGCAGCCCCCAGCACCACCTGAAAAACACCATTTCCCCCGGCCCCTGCCAGCCTCGGTACAATATGAATCACGGCCCTCCCGCTCAGCGGTTCATGAAGACGGGCATACACCGCCTCCGGCGCGGTATCCTCACCGGCAATACGTATCTGGTACCAGCCTTCGTTCATCTGACAGCGGAATCCCGGCACCTGCTGCGACAGGGCACGGATGGCCTCCGCTGCCGTGTTCACATACAGACTGATGCGGCGACCAAATCGTTGTAAATCCCCGTGAAGGCAGATGCGGACCAGTGGCGGTGACGCCAGACAGAATGCGTTCGTCGTTGCCAT